CATTTACAAACCATTGCATGGTTAAAAAAACTACAATTTAATATAAGTAATGAATACTTTTCATTAAAAAATATACCTATGTTGTATTTTTCCCGTTGCAATAATCAAAAAAGTATGGCAACAGTACATTAAGTGACCTAATTCAAAGTGTAGAGGTCTTGAAAAAGGCAACCTCATTGACACCAAAGAATCAGATAATCATGTGTTGGTACGAAAGTATCGTAAATTTTAATTGTTTTAAGGAGAAGTTATATGGCTAATACCATAGACGTAGCCTTTATTAAGCAGTTTGAAAGCGAAGTCCATTTGGCTTATCAACGTATGGGTTCTAAATTAAGGAATACTGTAAGAACAGTTGGTAGTGTCAGAGGTAACACAGTACGTTTTCAAAAGATTGGTAAAGGTTCTGCTAATACAAAGAGCAGAAACGGAATTGTAACTCCAATGGAGCTTACACATACCACAGTTGAAGCAACAATGGCTGACCATTATGCACCTGAGTACATTGATAAGTTGGACGAATTGAAGACTAATATTAATGAAAGACAGGCAATCGCAATGAGTGCCGCTGGTGCTTTAGGTAGAAAAACTGATGAAATACTTGTAACAGCTATGGATTCAGGAGCAAACTCTACACAAATACATGATACAAGTTCAGCACTGCAAAGGGCTGATGTGTTATCATTATTCGAAACTTTTGGTACAGCAG